TGCTGTTTATGATAATAAAGAAGAAATTAAATATTTTTATGAAATATTTGAAAGAATATTTTTAACATCTAACTACTCAGGTTTATTAAGAAGTAATGGTAATACTCAGGATGCGGATAAAGTAACAGACGTTATCGCTGAAGCAGAAAGTATTAATATTATTCAAAGTTTATCAAATGATAATCCTTTTATTATTAAAAAATTAAAAGAGTTTGGTGTTAATGCGGGTAATTTTGAAATTTTGATGAGACATATCTCAAATGATGGAACAGGTGAGAGTTGGCAGAACTTTATTAGAGGTATCTTTAATACATCATATATTAAAAACAAAGTTAATAATTCTAGTTTTGAATTTTTAAGTCAAAATTTATTAAATGAATCTAAATCACAACCATTAGTTTCTTTACCGGGTGAAAAAAATATTAATGATTTTATATCAAATTCAACATCAAGTAATGTTTTTAATTTAACTGACACATATCCATTTACAAATTTTGCTTGGGTTAAAAGTGAGTTGGCGAATGGTAATTCAATTTCTGATATTAAATCATCGTATAATACAACAAAAGTGTTAACGTATAATACTAATAAAAAAATAATATCTAATTTTTTAGATATTACTAATGATGATAATAGAAGACCTTTTACTAACTTTTTATTTAATAATATTAAATCCCCAATTTATTATTTTGATTTAAAATTATTTTATGAAAATAGAAGTTTTGATTCTCAATTACCGACAGAAGGTAATTTAAGATATTTAAATTATTCAGGATTGGTGTCAAGTAACCAAACTGTGTCAATGTTAAACACTCCATATTTTACTAATTCAATTCAAGAAGGTGTTAAAAATTTTAGAAATGGGAGTGAATATCCATTTGTGGCGTCAGCTTATTTGTTTTTAAATAGTTTACCATTATCAACGCTTAGAGAAAAGTACAAAACTTATGAGACAAATTCCGTAACGGATTTAGACTATATTTTTGCAACGCTTAAAAAATTTGGTGCGGTACATAAATTACCATATGCTTGGATATTAAAAATTGGTTCTGTTTGGAACCGATATAAAAATTTTGTTGAGACAGGTGTTGATATTATTGATACATCGTGGTCCGGATTTAGTTATGTGCATAATTATGACCCTGTTACAAATTCTGCATCTAGAAATTATGGGTTAACAATTAACGGAGCTCAAATGGATATTGTATTAGAAAAAAATACAACATTAGGTCTTGAGACATCATCATTAATGAATACCGGATTTTACCCATTATTGATTAATGATTTTAATGTGTTTTATCAAGGGTTCCAAATTTATTCAGGTTATACCGATACCGATATTCAAAATGGGTTTAGTTCAGGTGTTACATTAAATTATGTGCCTGAAGCGATTATTAATATGCCAGAAGGGTTTGACCCGAATAATCCAAAAAGAGATTTAAGGGTTATTCCCTGGTCAGTTTATATTACAACATTAGATAAAACTTCATCATATATTATCCCATCACAAGGTGCTTTAATAAATCAGACAAGTAATGAATGTATTACTGAGGAAACAAATCAATTAAAATATGAGATAACTGGAAATACGGCAATGTATAATGGTTCTGTTAGATTATTTTGGTCGGCGCCTAACTATGGGTATTTTGATATTACTAAAGTTGTAAAACCAACACCTCTAAAATATTTAAAACAAGTTTTTAATCTTACCGGAAATACTAAACAAGAAAATTTTTCTATTAATGGAAAACAAGATGATTACACAGAAATTAGTGAAATGTTCTCAGTATTTGAAAAAGAAATTTTAGATAGTTTTGAGTCAGAATTTTTAAATTTTTCAAAATCAATTTATGATTTTGATAGTGAGTTTATATCAAACAGTGATACAGAAAGTACAAAATCCTTTAAGAATTTTCAAATGTTAATGAGAAATTTAATGAAAATACCTAAAATAACTGGTACGACAATAAATACTGAATTAGTTTCGGCTGTCCAAGAATCTCAATTAACTGTTTTATCTAACCTTTTACAATCATTTTTAAATTATGACGTGGTTTTTAAATATGGTAATCCGGCAAGTTTTGATAAAAGATTATTTTATACTTTTTCAAATGGGTTGATTGCTGACCCATATACGTGGAGTAAATACTCATTTCAAATACCAACTCCATTGCCGACATCAGGTGGTACAGTTACACTATCTCAATCTATTACTAACTATCCAAACGAATGGAAGGCGTTACAATTATATGTAGGGTTTTCAGAGATACCTCAATTACGTTATAGTAATAATGGTTCTTATATAACTGATTTCTTTGTTGATTGTAATATAGATTTTAGTGTTGATAATATTAAAACTTTTGCACCAATTATTAAAATTTATGCGACTCAAAAATTAAATGATAATACTTTAACATATAATAAATTTGTTAAATTAATGAATGAGTATATTGCGAGTACGGATAAATTTCAAAGTATTATTATTAATAAATTAATGCCTAAATTACAAAAACAATTACCGGATGTTGGTAGTACACCAGACGCTGTTTTGGCAACAGCTTTAGAAGGTCCTCAAACAAAATTAGAATATTGGGAATCATTTAAAGCATTAAATGATAAATGGATTGCGGGAAATGATTTTAAAACTAAGACACTTTTTGAAGATATTTTATTGATGGATAGAGCAAATAGAAATATTGGGGATAAAGTGTTAGTAGATATTCATAAATTGAAAAAAACGTTGACAAATATAAATCCTAAAACAAGTATGTTGATTTTTGTCCAAGATATTTTAGTAACAAATAATTTTGTTGTTATGAATATACCGTCTTATGTTAATTTTTATAATGTACAAGATGCCGTTAAAAATCCTGTACCAAAACCGGAAGGGACTATTGATTTTGCGAATACAATGTTTGGAACATTTTTAAATGTTGATTATAGAAATTCTTCGGCTAAAATGGTTTGTTTTTATGCTGGAAAACCAAGTGAACAACCGGATTTTAAAAATAATGCTAACGTAAGATTTAAAGGGGATTCCTTTGATTTAAGAAGAGCGAGTGATAATCCATTAATTGAAGACCAAATAGGTAAACAAGATTGGGATAAATCTAATAAAGTTGTTGGGTTTAATGTTGATGTGGGACCACAAAATCAATCAATTTTTCATGGGTTCCAAATAGACCAAAGTGCGGGGCAAGCAACTGCGGAGTCATTACAACAAACAGATGAATTAGTTAAACAATCGTCAGGTAAAGCGGCTGGTACTCAAAATGTTTCATTATATAACTTATATAAAAATAGAAGTTATGCTTGTACTGTATCTATGATGGGTAATGCAATGATTCAACCAACAATGTATTTTAATTTAAGACATGTACCAATGTTTAGTGGGGCATATATGATTCAGGAAGTTAATCATAGTATTGGTCCGGGAACATTTGAGACAGTTTTTAAAGGTATTAGGCAATCCATTTCAAATTTACCGGAAATTGATAGTTACATCCAAACATTAAAAACTAATTTATTAACGTCTATTATTGAGAAAAACAAACAAGATAAACAAGCGGCGATAAAAGAAAGTGGTACAAAAGGAACTGATGTTATTAGTCAAGCTAATGACAAGGTTAAACAAGCATCATCTAAAGAAGCTAATAGTGTGTCAACTAATCCAAATTGTAAACCAAAAATAAGTAATTATGAAAAATATGTTAATGTTAGTTCTCCAACAACAACTAAATCTAAATATAAAGATGCTATCAGTACAATTATAGTTCAAACTCAAGACCAAAAATTAAGGTATTTAGTTTTTGCGGCGATTTATTTAGGTTCGTCAAATGGAACTGAATTAGAAACAAAAGAAAATAACTATTCAGGTGTTAATTTATTACAAAATTGGGGTGCCACAGGAGAATCGTACTTTAATCAACAATATTATTGTATTTCAAGTGATGAGCCTTATTCAATTTTTTCAGATTTATCAAAACACGTTACCTTTTTAATTCAAAGATGGAAAGGTAGAGTTACACAATTACCTGAAATAACTGCTAAAGAGATTACTAAATTTTATACATTATATTTTTCGGCAAATGCTGAAAATATTGATGTTTATAACAAATTGGTTAAAGATAATCCGAGTCAATTAAGTCAGATGGAAACTAGTGTTCAACAATCTATTGACCTATTTAAAACCGGTAGTGGAAATGTAAGTGGGACGCCACCACCAAATACACCACCAACTACAAATAGTAATGAGGCACTTTTTGAAAATGCTAAAAAATTTAATACGGATTCGTTAGATAATCTTGTAATAAAAAATGATGTTCTTAGTGGTAGTTTTGAGGTTGGCAATCAAGATGAATTATTAACCCAAGACTATCCCGCTAAATTATATATTTCAGGAGGAATGAATAATGTGCAAATTGGTGCTTTTACAATAAAACCGACAACTAATAAAAATGTTGGAACATTTGTTTCTGTTACTAATATTAATGAAATTTTAGAAACGGCTAGAAATGACAAAACATATGAATTTACGCTTATAATTAAAATTAATGCGTTTCCGGATATTAGGTATGGATATTCAAGAGTTCTTTTACCAATTAGTTGTCCGGATGAAGATTATAAATATGGTCAAATAGTTGAGGTGGGTAAATGGGAGGCAATTAAAGATAATATTTGTTGTAATTGTTATAGTGAACCATATACAGGTTCAGAGATTATTTGGGACGGAAAACCGTGTTCAAGAAACGGAACAACATGTTAAATTAAATTTTTTCAAAATAAAAGATATTTATAAATAAAAGATTATGAACACGAAATTAATATTAGACAACTATTTAGGTAAAAATACCAGAAGTACCGAAAAAGATTTGGGAGATGGTTCTAAACAAGTATGTGATTTAGATACTGGTGACTGTTATACTATCAGAATGAAAGATGGTTTAATAGAAAGAGTTGATAACACATTAAATAAAAATAAAAAAATTCAAGTTGAAACTTTAACAGGTGTAAAACAACTATTAAACGGTTAATAACATGAAAAAAATAGACAATCAGATTTTAGAGGAAATCGCCAGATATAATTCAATTAATAATTATATTGTAGAACAAGACGCTACGTTACCCCCACCACCTGGTGAGGTTGACCCAAATGCTGCACCGGCTCCTGAAACGGCTCCACCGGCAGACCCAAATGCGGGTATGGCTCCACCAACTGCTCCTGCAGGTCCACAACCTGTGGATGTTGCGACTGACCCTGATGTTGAAAAAATTGGTGCAGATGAAAAATCTGAATCAAAAACTGAAGAAATGGACATCACTGATTTAGTAAAGTCACAGAAAAAAGTGGAAGAAAAACAGGAAGAATATTTTACTAACTTATTCCAACATTTAACGGATTTAGAATCTAAATTAGGAGAAATGGATGGAATCATGACTAAATTAAATGATTTAGAGGCTAAAGTTGAAAAATACCGAGAAAAAACGCCACAAGAAAGATTAGAGTTAAGAACATTGGATTCAGGTCCTTTTAATCAAAAACTAAGTCAATTCTTTGATGACAAGGAAGAAGATATGGAAAAATCGGGAAAAAATGAATATATTTTAACTCAAGATGAAGTTGAAGAATATTCTCCAAATGAAATCAAGAAAACCTTCAGAAATTTTGAAGATGAAACAAAACCATTTAAGCAACTAAGATAATTAAAATGGTCTCCGGACCATTTTTTTTTACAAAACAATTTGACAAACACACGGCTGACACTTATACTTTTATAAACCTTTAAATATTTTAAACACTATGGCGACAAATTCATTAGACGCAGTTTTGGCTCAATATGAGCAAGCAAAACAAGGTAGTACTTCTTCTACCTCAAAATTCACACAAGAAGAAAGAATGAAAAAATACTTCGCGGCAATCCTTATGGATAAGGAAACTCAAGGTCAGCGAAGATTACGAATCTTACCAACAAACGATGGTTCTTCACCATTTAAAGTGGTTTATTATCACGAGATTCAAGTAGACGGAAAATTCCAAAAATTTTATGACCCAGGAAAAAACGACAACGAACGTTCTCCTTTGACTGAAGTTTATGAGGAACTTCGTTCAACAGGAAAAGAGGAAGATAAAAAATTGGCATCAAATTACTTGGCTCGTAAATTCTATATCGTAAAAGTTATCGATAGAGATAACGAAGCGGACGGAGTTAAATTTTGGAGATTTAAATCTAACTACAAGAATGAAGGTATTTTCGACAAAATTATCCCAATCTACAGAAACAAGGGAGATATTGCTGACCCTGAAACAGGTAGAGACCTTATTCTTGAATTAACTAAGGCAAAAACACCAAAAGGGGCTTATTACACCGTAATTCAAACAGTAATGTATGATGATGCGGCTCCGGTTCACGAAGACAAAGTATTGGCTGATTCTTGGATTAACGATGAGTTAACTTGGGAAGATGTTTACTCTAAAAAACCGGTTGAGTACTTAGAAGCTATCGCAAGAGGTGAAACTCCAAAATGGAATACTGATAAAGGCGGTTACGATTATGGTAACTCTGATTCAGGTGAAATATCGTTTGGTGGTTCTAAACCATCAGCTCCGGTTGACCCACAGGCGAATGCTGAAGAGGATGATGATATGCCATTCTAATCAAACAACTTAGATATATAACTAGGACACTGAGACATACTTAGTGTCCTACTTGTCTACAAAAACTAAAAAATTAAATTAACATAGATATATGGCGATTAAAAAGAAAACATTCTCGTTAGAGGATATAAAGGGTAAATTCTCTACAAAAACAAAATACAAACCTGAAAGTTTCTATAACTGCGGTGAAGCTTTTATGGATGCTTGTGGTTTACCCGGACCTGTAATGGGGGGTATTAATATGTTCTTGGGTCATTCCAATTCTTCAAAAACAACGGCAATGATATTAGCGGCAGTTGATGCTCAAAAAAAGGGTCATCTACCTGTGTTTATAATAACAGAAAAGAAATGGAGTTGGGAACATGCCGTTGAATTGGGTTTACAGGCTGAACAAAATGAAAATGGTGAGTGGGATGGTCAATTTATCTTTAATGATAGTTTTGAAACAATTGAACAGTCAACTGATTTTATAAATGATATACTTGATGCTCAAGAAAAAGGGGAGTTACCTTATAGTGTTCCTTTTTTCTTTGATAGTATTGGTAGCATCCCCTGTCAAATGACATTTGACGGAAAAGGTGGAGGAATGCACAATGCTAAAGTTCTTGCGGATAAAATAGGTATGGGTATTCATTCTAGAATTTCAAAATCTAAAAAAGAGGACTATCCTTACTATAA